TGAATTGAGATCTCTCGGCGTTGACGCGGATCACCTCGATGTTGCATAATTGAATTGTTCGATGCACGACGTGAACGCCGAAGAATGACCTCAAAACGTGAGACATCTTCTCGACCGCACTCCGTCGTGTATCGAACCTCAGACTCGGGATGACTCGTGCCCATCCCTTGAGACTGAAGGCCACCCGGACGTTCGTTGTCATGCCTTTCGACCGGGTGGTCTTTCAGTAGTTTGATCAGGCCTGGGGGACGTTGGGTGCACCCCGTCCTTAAACGCCAAGCTTCTAACTATGTGCCCAGGTCCCACAAATTTACGCCCACAGGAGCGGTAATCCTGGAAACCGACGGGTTAACGGAAGAAAGAGAAGGATATGTCTGGAAATCAAGGTGGAGAACAGCAGCAGGCTGGTAATGAAGGCGGAGGCGCCCAGAATAACCAGCAGCAGACGGGCTCGCAGCAGCAGGAGCAGCAGTTCAAGCCTGTCACCTACAGCACTCAGGCCGAGATGGATGCCGCGTTCGCCGAACGTGCCAATCGGGCTGCAGCTGCCGCAAAGGCTGAAGCACTCAAGGGACTCCCCGAGGGTGTGGACCTGAATACGGCTCTGCAGGGTTACACTGAGTGGAAGAAGGCGGAGGATGCCAAGAAGGATCCTGCCGTCCTCGCAGCGGAAGAGACCGCGAAGGTTCAGCGGGAACTCGACGCGTACAAGGCCAAGGAGCAACTCACGACTCTTCGCGCAGAAGTGGCGAAGGATGAATCGCTCAAGATCGGCGAGCATCAGTTGCCCGCTGAACTCCTGGCCGGCTCCACCAAGGAAGAGATGCTGAACCACGGTAAGGCACTCATTGGATTCATCCAGCAGCTGGCAGGCTCGGTACCCCGTGCTCCCGGGTACAATCCACTGCAGGGACATTCCCAACAGCAGCAGCAGAAGCCTGCCGATCCGATCCGGAACTTCTTTGAGACTGGGTCCTTTACCTAACCAACAGGAGGAATACTGCTATGGCAGGTTACAATGAGCTGTTCGGGCGGGGCGATCTCTACCAGCCCACCATGCTGCCCGATCAGCTGTCCAACGAGATCATCCAGACGGCGCCACAGTCGTCCGTGGTGATGGCGCGTGCCCGCAAGGTGCGCATGTCCTCGAAGACCTTCAAGCAGCCGGTGCTGTCTTCGCTGCCCGACGCCTACTGGGTGAACGGCGACACGGGTCTGAAGCAGACCACCAAGATGGCATGGGCTGGCGTTTCGATGACCGCAGAGGAAATGGCCGTCATCGTGCCCATTCCTGATGCGCTCGTCGCCGACTCGAACATCGACCTGTGGGCGGAAATCAAGCCGCTCATCGTCGAGGCGATCGGCAAGAAGATCGACGACGCTACCATCTTCAGCAACGACAAGCCCGCGTCGTGGCCCAACGGCCTCATCGCCGGCGCGATCGCGGCGGGTAACTCCGTCGAGCTGGGTACCGGCGCTGACATCGGTGTGGACCTCGCGTCCCTGGGTGAGAAGCTGGCTCTCGACGGCTTCGCCATGAACGGCTTCGTTTCGCGTCCCGGCCTGCACTGGTCGCTGGTGGGTCTGCGCGGCGAGGACGGTCGTTCGCTGTACACCCCGGCGCTGACCACCGGTCTGAACGATGGTCCGCCGACCCCGGGTCTGCTGGGCTACCCGCTCAACGAGATCACCACTGGTGTGTGGGACACTGATGATGCCGTGATGCTCGGCGCCGACTGGACCAAGGTCGTCGTGGGTATCCGCCAGGACATCACCATGACCATGCACACCGATGGCGTGCTGTCGGATGAGACCGGCAAGGTCATCCTGAACCTGATGCAGCAGGACTCGAAGGCACTTCGTGTTGTCTTCCGCGTCGGGTTCCAGGTTGCCAACCCGATTACCCGTCTGAACCAGAACGCTGCCACCCGGTACCCCGCGGGCGTGCTGCTGCCTGCCGACGAGACCCCGTAGGAGGAATGATATGTCTCTCACTCAGCCGCCCAAGAAGGCGGAGAAGACGGTCACCTATGTGGACGGAGCCGGCAACAAGCTCGAGGTCGTCACTGACGCTTCCAAGGCCGCTCTGCGGATCCTGAAGAAGCAGGGATTCCGCAAGGAATCGGATGTCCACAAGGAGCAGGACGAAGCATCCTTTGACAAGGATGACCAGCTCGAGGAAGCCAAGGAAGCCAAGAAGGCACCGGCAAAGAAGGCTCCGCCTCGTAGTCAGGGGTAGTCATGCACAACCCCTTTGACAGTACTGAAGGGAAGGCGGCGATCAAGCGCCGTCTCCCCGACGGTACGCCTGACGCCACAATTGAGGATTACATTGTTGATGCATGGGCTCGAGCCGTCTCGTATGCCCCCTGCATCTCGAAGGATACGTTCCCGCCGCCCGATAAGCCTGAAAAGGAAGACGAGCTCAAGGCGATCCTTCGATCAATCATTCTCAGGTGGAATGAGGCGTCCGCCGGCGGTATTACTGGTAAGACTCAGATGGCGGGGCCTTACCAGCAATCGCTTCAGTTAGATGCCCGCCCCAAGCGGGGTCTTACCCTCCTGAATGCGGAAATTGTAGATCTTCAGAGACTCTGTCTCAAGAAGGGTCGACCGTTTACGGTTGATACGATGCCTGATGACTGGAAGGTAACGACGCCGCTACACGGGGTAGTCATTAATGGCGATGAGTACTTCAATGGTCCGCCGGGTGAATGGTCGCCTGATGCACCGGAGGTTGATGTATGACAGCACCCGCATTCTTGCCGCTGTTGTACCCGGTGTGTCGGCGAGAGTATAACCCGTCAGCTATCAACAGGCTGGGCAATGAAGTCGAAAAATGGGAAGATCCTGTAGAGGTTGACACCTATGGGTGGGGCCCTCCTCAACTCCGAGGCGTTGAGCGTAAGGAAGTCCTTGTGGGCACCGAGCGCTACATCGTCGAGGTGGAGCTGATGGTCCCACCTGGTGTCACCGCTAAGGATGGGGACAGGATGCAGCTAGGACCGCTACAGGCGGTGCTGGATAATCCTGGTGACTTCGAATGGTACCGCGTCGTCGGACCAACTGAAGACTACTCACACAACCCGTTCGGGTGGAACCCGGGTAATGTCATCAATCTTGTAGCTGTGAAAGGAGAGGTGCCACTTGAGTAAGAAGCTGGAGTTCAACTTCGCACGCCTTCGTCATTTGCGCACGTCTCCTCGACAGCTGCAGATCTTGACGGCGTTCGGTTCAGCCATTGCACACGATGCCAACGAGGACTTCAACTCGACTGCGTCCCGGAAAGAGAAGCACATCCAGGATACGTACTCGAGATCGGATACTCCTTACGACATCACGGCCCGTACGGGTCCTGATCGAGTTCGGGTATATGTGCAGACGGCTTCGTTGCCTGCTCGTCGCCACGAGCATTCTACGAGAGGGTCTTCACTGCTTCGTGCCGTGAACAGGGGGCGGTAATGGAAACTGTCCTGTTCCCTGCGGTTCAAGATCTTGCCAGGGTATTCTTGACCGGTCAGCTCACAGATCGTGGTAAGGCCATGCCGGTGGGGACTAAGAATCCTCGCACTATGCCGGCAAAATGGATCTGTCTTGAGAGTCAAGGTGGGGATCGAGATCTCTGGGAGTGGCGTCCCATGATTAACCTGTACCTCTACAACCGCAGCGATGAGACCGAGCTTGAGCGAGATGCCAACCTCGTTCACTCACTCATGCTCGATGCTGCGGGTGTGGACATCCAGGCGTTTGAGTATCCCGAGCCTTACCCATGGATTCGCAAGGCCCAACACATCTCAGGCCCATCACCTGTGAAGGATGATGACCTACCCGATTTGGACGTGTTCCGTATCGTCACGATATGGCATGTCCTGCCCATTCCAAGTTAGGAGAAGATCGTGTCCGCACCTCTTACCTCCGCTGGCAAGGTACAGGAACTCTTTGCCGGCTCTCCCATCGGTGTCAACGTCTACGGTGGCATCTACTTCCTTCCGCTGGGTGCTCCCATCCCGACTGACGCCACCACGGCGCTGGACGAGGATGCGGTACATCTCGGGTTCGTGTCGGAAGATGGTATTACCATCACCACCGACCGATCCGGCGATCCGACCATCGCCTGGGGCGGTGATAAGGTTGCATACCTGCAGTCGTCCTTCGGGATCAGCTGGAACCTC